GGTATGGAAGCGCGTGCGAAAAGATCACTTTTGGGATTGCGAGGTAATGGCGTTGACTCTCGCAATGAAGCACGGACATTTTCCGCTAGCTATAACCAAAACACAGGAGACAAAATGAACACATATAAATCAACACAAAAAGACGACTGGTTATCCACCTCAGCGAATGAGGTTTTTAAGAGCGAAGTATTTACAGATGAAAGCCCGATTGATGACGATAATCGTTTAGACTACGCGGATTTTCAAAAACGCTCTGAAATTGTAACGAAAACTATGGCCTTCAAGCTAGGATTGCAGCACGGGCCGGGATTTGTTGAAGTAGAGACTTGGAGATGCGAAGCTACGCGCGCAAACATGATTAGAGTGAAGCTTACTGTTTTCACTTTCCGCTAGCTATTTCTCGGCAGTCGGTGTAAAAGCCAACTCAGTGACGGACAACAGTATTGTTTCGGCCTATTGGTGTGGGCTGGTTATCTCATACGCTGGGGCGGTAAAAACGTAAAAGCACGCCCGCCGTCGCCTAACTTTGCGCTTGCTAGTTGTTAGGTGTCTCTGCTATATGTCCGCGAAATGCCTAGCCCGCGCAGACTTTTTCGCAACTTTACTACCGCCCAGATTCAACAGTTGCTTGATCGCGGTTTCGACGAGGCTCTATATGGAAGATTTACGTCGCTAAGTGGAGCTGGAAAATCTAGCTCAATCAGAGACATGGACTTAGGAGAATTACTCATGGAAGCAAACTATGAGCTAGGCATCCGTGGCGGCACACTTGGGCCGTCTAAAACATATCAAGACTTCACGGGTAATCGCCCGCCAATTACCGTCAATGACTAAGCCCGCACTCTCTGAACGAATCAAAGCAGGCATCCAAGGCATCGCGCTCGGCGTTGCTAAGTTTGCAGGCTACAATGCAGCGATGCCGAATAAGGTGCAAGCGCCAGCTACGCGCACGGGCACGAATCCTAATTCCAGCTACGCGCAACAGCAGCGCGTGAGGCTTTCTTTTGAGGGCGAGAACGCGATTAAAAATACTAGCTTTGCTCGCAACTACATTAACAAACGCCGGATGTATTGCAGCAGCGGAATCACCTACGCGCCCGATACTGGCGACCACGCGCTAGATGAAGCCGTGAGCGCGTATTGTATGGAGCAATGGAAGCACATGGGCGTTGGTTGCTCCATGCAACAGGCGTTTGCCCGTGCGTCCGATGTAAACTTGCCGGAGCGCGGAGACTCGGCGCTGCAATGGTATCGTGACGAGGGGCGCTTGCGCTTGTTGGAAGTCACGGCGGATCGCATTGGCGAGCTTTATCAGTTCACTCGACCCGTGCGCGATGTTCGCAGCGGCGAAGTCTATTTTTCCGGCTTGTATTTGCAGGGGCCAAATACCGCCGCCTATCGCATTTACGAGCGCGGCTTTGACGCGATTTACACAAATCCGCAGCGCGTGGAAGCGTGCGACATTATATTTTTCAAAGACGACATCACGGGCGGCGTTCGCGGCGTTTCAATCTTTGCCTCGGCGCTGGAAGATGTGAACTCGCGTTATCAGATTTTAAAGTCCACGAAAGACACGATGCAGCAACAGTCGAAGATTGCGGCTATCGCGTCAAATAATAGCGGGCAACCAAATGAACTCGACTACGAGACGCAAGTGAGCAGCGAAGGGGCGGTTGAATACGTGGAGACGATGGCAGACGGCGCTATCGTGAAATACCAATTCAACGGCGACAACTATCAAGTGTTGAAAGGCGAGCATCCAAGCGATTCGTTCATTAACGGGATGCGCTACTTGGACGCATCGGCTTCGCTTGCTGTTGGCTTTCCTTACGAGTTTTTATTCAGCGGAGCACAAAGCGGCGGTGCTCCTTTCCGTGGCGCATTTGAGGCGGCAGGGCGCGAGATTATGCGGCTCCGAAATGACGTTCATCGCCCTCGTTTGGACGTTATCAGCTACGTAACGATCATGGATGGAGTGGAGCGCAAGAAACTTCCACCGATGCCAAACATTGCGCGTGGAAATTGGGGTTTTACTACGCTACCAACTGCGGACGCTTTCCGAGACGATGCGAGCGACATCAAAGCAATCCGCAGCGGCATCACGACGAAAAGCGCCGTCATAATGGCGAACAGCGGGCGCAGCTTTCCCGTTGTTTTGCGCGAGTCTATGCAGGAAGCGGTTGCAACGGCAATGGCCGTCGAAGATGCAAACCGCGCACTTGTAAAAGCTGGATATAAGCCAAGCGTGACCATTGCCGACATCGCGCAGGTGAGCGACAATCCGCAACAGGCGGCAGCGGCAGAGAATTTGACGCAAGGGAAACCAGCGGAAGGACAGCCCGCGAAATGAGAGTATCACCACGACGCACGCCGATAGCACGCGCCCGCCTTTCCGCTGGATTGCAGCAGAAAGAAATGGCCGCGAAGATTGGCGTTTCTCAAAGCTATCTGCAAAAGGTAGAGCTTGGAGTCTTAAAGCCTAGCCTTCGTTTGCAGGAGATAGCCAAGGCGCTTTCCCGCGTTAAAGCGCAATGCGTTTAGCTTCCCTCGCTTTACCTAATCGGATTAGGTATAAGCGCGGAAATGGCAACAGCTTTAGCATCACTTAGGCACGCATCGTTTTCGCAAGATAGCATCAACGGCGATGTGCTTTTGGGCGTAAAGATTGCAGAACTAGGCAAGGTCGCGTGCTTCAGCGGGCCGGATGGAAAGCCGCGCTATGCGACAATCACGCCCGCATTTGTGGATGCGCTGCTTTCTCATGCTGGCGGTCGCTCTATTCCAGTTCATTGGACGCACGATTACAAGCAGGGCAACGGCGATGCGCTGCACGCCAAGGTCGGCAAACTTAAAGACATTCGCAAAGACAGTGAAGGAAACCCCATTGCAGACCTTCACCTAGCGCCGGGCCAGTATAAGGAGACCGCTCTATGGAACGCAGAGCACGACCCTGAGAACATGATGCTGTCTCCCGTGTTTTCCTACGACCCGTCCGACAAGGACAGCACGCCTCTCGATTTCCAAGCCGCCGATTTAGTCGAATGTGGCGCAGCGACTACGGCTCTTTTTTCCGCAGCACAAACACAAACACAAACACAAACCAAAATGACAGACGAAGATAAAATCGAAGTCGCTAAGATGATTGCAGACGCAATCGCCGCAGCGAACAAACCAGCGGACGCGCCCGTCGTGCCCGACACCGCCGAAATGGAAGCAACCGCAGGCGTCACCGATGCCGACAAAAAGCCGGAGGACGAAAAAGCGCCCGCGCTCATGGCCGCGTTCGCCCGTTGCAACCGCGCAATCAAACGCCAACTCGAAACCGCCAAAGGTGAAGCCGTCGTGCTCGCAGAGGCTAAGTTCACCGCCGCTCTCGGCGCTGGTAAGTTCACGCTTCCAGCCGCACCAGCCGCGAAGGATGAAGTCGAAGAGGCTATCGCCGCTCAAATCTCAGCAGGCGCTAAAGATCGCTCCACGGCAATCTTCCGCTTGGCCAAAGATAAACCCGAAATCTACAACTCTGCTCGCAAGGCAGGAAAGCTCTAATACCTAACTCACATGGCTACTACAAACACAGCTACAACTAACATCAAAATCCAGAAGACGGTAACGGCAACCGCCGTTGCTATCTCTCGCGGTGCTCGTCTCCTGCTCAATACTAACGGTCTCGTTAGCGTTGCGGGACTTAGCATTTGCGGCGATTACGTCGCTCTGCAAGACATTCCGGCTTCCGGCACGGGCCTCGCGGCTCCTATCGGCGGCGGCGGCAGCGTGCCAGTGCTCGCTTCCGCAAACTGCACCGTTGGCGCAGCGGCTTACTCCGCAGCTTCCGGAAAAGCATCTGCAACCTCAACTAACGCCGTGCTAATCGGCAAATGGCTACAAGCTCCCTCGACCGACACCCTCGGCGTTGTTGAACTCGGCTACGTTGCTTAATTACTAACTAACAAATACAATGCCAGCATATACTAACTCAACAGCCCGCCCTCGGCAGGAACTCGCATCCGTCATTCGTGAAGGACGCGGGATTAACAAGCTCAACATTCATTCGCAGATTCTTCCGCCTCTGCCCGTCAACAAGCGCACCGTGCATTTGGTGAAAGCCAAGATTGCAAACGCGCAGCTTGCACGAATCTTGGATGATTACTTCATCACTGCTCCCGGCGCAAACGTCGAGCGCATGACGGCAACTCTTAACGATGACTCGTTCACCGTTACGATCCGCAAGCGCGAAATTCAAGTGCCCGACGAAGTTGAAATGGATTACGCCGATTATCTCAGCGTCGAATCCCTCATGGCAGCACAGGCCGCAGAAGCCGTGGAAATCACCACGGAGTATCTGACCGCCGCCGCGATCATGAATACGACCAACTTCGGCAGCGCAACAAACAGCGCCGTTGCTTACACGGAAGCCAACCTCGCCACGGTCAACTTCGTGCGCGATGTGTATGACTCGATTGAGCGCGTGCTGGATAAGGGCGAAGTTGCCGACACTATCGTTCTTAGCTCGCAGGTCTATAAGCGCATCCGTCGCTCGACCTTGCTGACTAACTTCGTTGTTTCCCAACTCGGCAAAGGTTACGAAGTCAACCAGAGCAATCTGCAACTCGCGTTTGCCGACGCTGGCATCAAAAAGGTGCTCATCGGCAATAGCGTCTATAACAGCGCAAGCGACGGCGCGACGGCGGTTATGTCCCGCATTTGGGGCAATACTTACGTGTGGGTCGGCGCGGCTGGGGACAGCGCAAGCGCGCAGGAAGACGGCATTGCAACGCTCCAAGGTTGCGGCGTCAATGCTTACTGGGACAGCTACACGCCCGCAGACGGCTACGGCGTGGATACCTACCGCGAAGAGAAAACGGAGTCGAACATTGTTCGCACGAAAACCTCGAAAGCGCCCTACATTGCGAACGGCAATGCGGGAGATTTGATCGCGACGCAGTTCAGTTAAGCAAACAACCGAGTAGCGATTAACTAATTGACATGCCGCTAGGGTTTAATTACTCTAGCGGCATGACTATTTATATATACGGTCTCTATGACCCAAGAAATGGACTGCTGAGATATGTAGGAAAAACTAACAACATTCGCATTAGGCGCTCAGCGCATACTAGTGAAAACGGAGAGCGTTATAAGCATAATTGGGTAAAATCACTGATTAGCGTTGGTCTTAGGCCGGAGATTCGTGTTTTAGAAACAATCGAAAACAGCGACGATAAAGATTGGCAGGAAAGAGAGCGATGGTGGATTAAGTCTTCATTTGATTCCGGCGCTCCATTAACGAATCTGCACTCAGGCGGGCGAGGCGGATTCTCAATGCACGAATCCACGAAAGACAAAATCCGCACCAAAGCGACAGGGCGCAAAATGTCACCCGAAGCGGTCGCCAAAATGAAGGCGTCGAAAGCGGCGAATCTAACGCCGGAAGTGCGCGAAAGAATAAGGCTCGCGCAGCTTGGCAAGAAGCAATCAGCGGAGACGCGAGCAAGGCGCGCAGCGGCTATGACAGGGCGCGTAGTGTCAGAAGAAACACGGCGCAAGATAGGCGAGGCGAACAAGATTTCACGCGAGCGTTATCTTGCGGAGCATCCGCCAAAGTGCCGACAGCCGAAGGTTAAAAAAGAGCGCGCACCTATCAGCGCGGAAGCGCGGTATAAGATGCGACTAGCCAAGCTCGGCAAGCGGAAGACGGCGGAAGCAATAGAAGCCGCGCACGCTCCATTGCGAGGAAGAAAGCGCAGCGCGGAGACACGGGCGAAAATGTCACAAGCAAAGCGCGAGGGATGGGCGCGTCGAAAATTGCTTGCCAATAACCGCATCCTGTAATAGCTAGTCTGCACCTATGGCAAAAGAAACACCATCAAACGACAGGCAAGTTGACGCACTTAAACGGCAG